CTTGGATTCCTTAAAGCTTGAGGATCATCAATCGGTTTCATACCAACTTGTAATTGAGGCTGATCTTTTTCAAAACATTCTGGGCAAACTCTTATATTTACCTTTTTTGTTTTAATAGTCAGTTGTTTTAGTTGCTTTAATTTGTAACGAAATCCGCACCTATCGCATTCTGCAATAGCGTGTTTACCTGAAGCGTAAGCCCTACCCATTACCTTGCAGAGAATGAGCTAGTAGGAACAACCCTAATAGAAGCCTTTTCTCTGTCCTCCTCAGAAGCAAGTTTCCACTGCTCTTCGTAGTCTTGTTTTAATGCCGCAATTCTTCCTTCAGCTCCTGGTATTTTAGCAGATAAATAGTATGCTAGGCCAGATATTAAGCAATTATAAAACCTAAAAGGTATGGCCTGAGTATTTACTCCGTTTCCTGCGTCATCGATTCTCTTAAGTCTCCAATATACAAAAGTGTAATCCTCAGAGGAGTCAGGGGCTGGATAGAGGTTAATCTGGGGCGGAATAGAACCAGAGGATGTAGTGGCTCCAGAGCGTCTGTCAATATAAACTTGAATTGGTCTTCCTGTTGCATTTTTATTTGGTATTGTTGCGTAAGTTGAAACACTAATTCTGGTAACGCTTAAATCTTGTTGATTAGAACCTGCCCCTGTTCTAATAACATGTTCTAATAAATCTATGGTATCGGACGGTAAATCATATGCAATTGTTCCAGGAGAAAGAGATACAGATCCCTCCTCTATTGTCCATAAATTTACGCCACGATTAGACCACTCAATTGTTAATAAATTAAGTGACCTTCTAGCAGTCCTAAAATGATAACCAGTTCTAGCTTCTACCCCACATCTTTCAAAGGCTTCTTCTATGATCTCATTAACATCTGGTGTAAAACTTGTTGTTCCTGTTGTAGTCATTTCTTTTTAACACTATTTATATATTTTCTATACACTCCAGCGGCATCTTTTTTACCCATGACTCTGGCTCTTTGTTCCATCGCTATAGCGGCTTGTATCTTATGAGCTTTAGATCTACCGCTATTTCTGATCTTACTTATACTTTTTACTGCGTCATCTCTTGTAGCAAACTTTAATCCTTTTATTGTACCTTTTGGGTTTTCATCCGTATACAAATCTGAATGTTTCTTAGACCTTGCGGGTTGTCCTTTTTTTCTTGGTACTCTTGGTTTTGAGGATGGTTTTAACATTTGTTGGTTTACCTCCCGGATTCCCAGCCGCTCTTTTTCTTTGAACCGCTGATTTTATTTGTGAAGCTGTCATTGTTTTTGCTTTTGCTCTTGGCACGCACTTCGGATAACCACGTTTGCTGGTCTTTGTTGATTTGCGTCCACAGGCTTGGTATTTTCCTTTTTTTTTAGGCGCACCTATATCAACCCAGTCACCTTTTTTACCTTTACCAAACCATTCTTTTAAAGACATTAGTTAAAAACCCCCATTTGCTCGTATTTCTTTTGCTTTTTGATCTGCGTCATTAAATGTATTAAAAATAAATTCTTTAGTTCCTAGACTTTTTACCCAATCTTTTAAATTATAAAAAGAACAATGAACCCTATAAGAATTTCTAAATTTATAAAGTAAAATTTTGTTAGAGTCGTAACTATAGTTTTTTAAAAAAAATGTCATTTGTAACCCCCTCCTCTAGCTTTATAAGTCCTGACTAACCATCCATTTGCATACGCAGAGGGATAGACATCAAACTTACGCTTTGCTTCAGCTTTTACACGAGCATATAAAGCAGGGTTTGTAGGAGTAGAACCTGATTTCTTTTTAGTCGTTTTCTTTTTTGTAGCCATTTCTCTCCCTTTCCACTCTTAACTCTTCTCTTAGCTTTTTAATTTCTTCGTCTCTTTCATTGAGTTTAGTCATAAAGCTTTTTACTAACTCTCCGCTGACTTCATAATGTTTAATTAAATCATCTTGTCTTTTGCTGGCATCTTCTTTCATTGCATTGAAGAGTCTTTCTGAATACTCTATTTGCTGTCTTATGTAGCCTGCTACCTCCATTTAAATCTCCTTTACATTTTACCACCCATCTTCGCTGGTGCGGATCTCATTCCCATTGTACCACTTGGCCTACCTCCCTTGCCACCTCCGATTGGTGAGAGTTGTTGTTGTGAATATGGATTAAAAGGTTGGGTGTTTTTAGAAAATTGCTCACCTGATGAAAATAACTGGGGTTTATCTTTAGAGAAATATTTTTTTCTATCTTCCTCGGTAGGAGTCACCATAACAGGAGCTTTGTAGCTATTCATTCGGTTTCTTTGATATTGGTTCATATAGTTCTGAGAATACGGATTAAAATTGTAGTCAAAATATTTAGGCCTTATGTCTACATTTTGTCTATCCACTAATCCTCTAAACTCAAAAGGGTCAAAAAACGTATTTCTGTAATAATCTAATCCAGATATTCTAGGCCTTGAAGCTGTCGTTTTCTCCAAAGGCATACTTCTTGTAGATGGTAAAGATTCCCTCATGTAAATACCTAACTGAGGGGCTTCAGCGGGCGCTTCTGGAGGTTGGGAGGGTGGAGTCCCGTCAACGCCCGCATCCGCCGTTTTTTCTGGTGGAGTATATCCTGGAGCAGATGTTATCTCTTTTTGTAGAAATTGACTCTCTATTTCATCTAACTCTGCTCCAAACCTTTTAGAATGATAATCTATTTCGGCCTCGGAGGCTGGTCTTCCATAAGTTTCTATGTATAGTTGGTTGATAGCCTCCGCACTCATAATTAAACCATCCTACCTCTGGTTTTACCTTTTATAGCTATGCCGTCACCTCTAGTAGAACCTCTACCTCCGCTGGCATAACCTTTTTTAGCCATACCACCACTGGCATAACCTTTTTTCATCATTCCGCCACTGGCATAGCCCTTTTTAGCCATACCGCCAGCTTTCATTGGTGTTGCTGGGTTTGATTTTCTTTTTCCGGTTTTTATTCTTTCTCTAAGGTCTTCTGCCCTGCGTTTAGCATCTTCTCTAGCTTTTTTAGTAGCTCGCATAGATTTGCCTCCTTCAAGCATATTACCCATATCAGCTTTACTAATATTGGCTATACCTCCACCAGCGTAACCCTTTTTCATCATTCCGCCACTGGCGTAACCTTTTTTAGCCATACCTCCAGCTTTCATTGGTTTTACTTGCTTTGGTTTTCTTTTTCCAGTTTTAAATATTTCTCTGGCTTCTTCTGCTCTAGCTTTAGCTTTTTGTTTATCAGTTGTTGCTCTAGGTTTAACTTTCATTAGCATATCAGCCATGCCTCCTTCTTTCATTCTTCTTGGGCGAGGTGCGCCTATGGCATCCATAAGTCTAACTCCCATACCTCCGCCACCGCCCATAGCTCCTCCTGTGGCTCCTCTTGAAGCTCCACCTATACGGCCTCTTTTTTCTTTAAATTTAGATAACTCTCTAGCGGCGGCTCTACCTTGGAAACCTCGGTCACCTTTTGCTGTTTTCTTTTTATCTTCTTTTGCTTTTTTTCTTTTTTCTACAGCACCGCCTGCCGCCATCTTGCCTTTGCCATCAGCCGCATAAAACGGAACCATCTTGCCGTCTTTTTCAACCATTTCTAATTTGCCGCCTGACTTATAGCCTTTTTTCATCATGCCTCCGCCAGCCATCATCATTTTCTTCTTCATCATTTTTCTTTCTCCGAATATAAATTATCAAAGGTAACTTCTGGGTCCATATAACTATCATCTTGCTCTGCACAATGTATCCATTGGCTTGGTTTAAAATCCGGCGCTCCCTCACCAGTAACCCAGTAAGCTGGGCTTGTAACTCTAACTCTATTATTTGGTAATGCTACGACATTACCTTTCCACTGTCCTTCTGTCAGCACCATAACATGACTCTGTTTGTGCTGGGCTGGATCGTCAGCGACTTCACTTTCGGTGTAGTCCACTGTGAACAAGTATCTTGAGGAATAAAAGTCTCCGTCAATTTTACATATCCAAGGAGATGGTTTACAGCGGTTGAACGATACAATTGAGTGATTGTGCGAGGGGCAATCCCAAGGTTGTGCCAAGTGAGTTGGCATTCTGTCGGGCCACTCTTCAAGTTCGATATCTCCGATGAGAGCTGTGATTGGCATTCTTGCCCACATTGCTCCTCCGTGGATGTTTTCTTGGCTTCCATCATCCGCCTCACAGCCCGTAAAGACAATTTGAAAGCTGAGGCATCGGTCTGGCATTGTTGTGACCGCAATGGCAAGTCCATGTATATATTCTCCATGATAGTCTTGATGTCCGTTTGTAAATTCTTTCCTAATCCAACATTTAAAAAATGGTATGTTGCTTATCAAATGAGCCACCCTAATTCTCCTTTATCTCATCTTACATCTGGTCTTACCTCTAATGGCTATGCCGTCTGCTTTCTTCTTGCCATTTCCTACTGGGCCTCCTGCCCTCATTTTCTTGACCTTGCTTTTAACCTTTCCTCCCTTTTTCATTGGAGAAGGAGGTATAGCACTATAAGTTGGGCCTCTTCTTCTTAATGCCCTTTCTACCTGTCTATCCATTTCTTTAGCTTCTTTAAGATTTTTAGCTCCTTCTGGAAATTCTTTTGACTTCCTATACGTTCTTAATATTGTGGCATCTAAATCTCTTCTGCGTTGCCTTTTGTATTCAGGAGTTGCCATTTCCCTTCTTGCCTCTTCACGAGCTTCGTCATCTAGTTTTTTTAACTGTCTAGCCTCTTTAGCGTCTCTGGCTCCAAATTCTTTTATTAATTTTTCATCTTCTTTTTTTCTCTTTTTGTCTTTATACTTTTTAACTCCTTTTTTGGCTATTGCCATCCCTGCTCTAATAATAGGTAGCACCATTTTACTTACCCCAAAATATTTGTTGAATCATAATGATAAAAGCAGTCACAGCACTACCTGCGCCTGCCGCCCACATTAAAGTCTTCCATCCCCCTTTGGCTTCTGATAAAACTTTATGTATGTCAGCCAAAGATTTTTTGATTTCTTCTATATCTTTTTTCATCTCTTCTACGTCAGAATGAAGATGTTTTATTTCGTTACCTTGAACAGCAATTTTACTTTCAATCTCCACAGGTTTTCTTCCTCTACGTTTTCTTGGACTACTTTGTTTCTTATTGTTAAATATTTTTTGTATTTCTTCTTTTTCCATTAGCATTTCCACCTTCTTCTAGCTTGTCGTAAACGACTGTTTGGGTTTTTAGCCGCTTTGGGAAATTTCTTCATTTGCCCTGCTGACCTTGCACAAAAAGACTTGCGCCTCTTCGCATCTTTAGAACCTTTTTTAACTTTACCTGTTACAGCGGTTTTTAATTTAGAACCGGGGTTTGCTTTGCGATATGCGGCCACACCTTTTTTTGTCATGCCTGCGCCACTTTTTGTAGGACGAAAATTACCTGACTTTACTGAAGTCTTGATTCCCATTCCTTTTCTTTTCGCAACCATTATTTTTCCAAAAAAGTTTAGGTTAAACTTCTCCGCCACCTTCATAAAACAGTGTCACGCTAGTAATTGCGGCAGTGCTTCCATTTGTCATATGGATACCATCATCAAATACAATTCCGTTTTGAGGAATAGATACTCCCTGAACTCCTATCGCACTGGGTGCTGTTATTTGTAATAAAGTTGTTCCTGTGGAGGTAGCTCCATTACTAAACGTAAGATCAGCACTAGCGCCATGAACATACTGTATACCTTGGAGTCTGCTTCGACCATCAATAACTTGGCCTGTCTCTTTTTTAGTGACAGCTTTTACGTCGTCATTCATAGCCTACTCCTTATGAGTCAGTTACATCTAAATTTACATCTTGTAAATATTTGACAGTCACGTCGGCAATACCTTCTGTTCCAGTTGCTGTAGCTATTGGATTGAATGTAGCGATCACTGTACGGTCTCCAGTTCCTATATTAATAGAAGCTGTAGCCATTCCGGTGCTGTATGTTAAAGCGACTGCTTTAGCGTTTGTTCCGTTCAACAAAGCAGTTGTAGCCCCTGAAAATCCTACTGAGACTGTAGCCGCCGAAGGGGAATCAGAAGCCTCTACAATGTTTAGTTGTACTTCTGTGATTTTTGAATTTGCTGGGATAACACCAACTGTAGTTGTAGCAGTTGTACCGGTTATATCAATTATGGCTGATTGAGCCA